CGTTCATGGTAATGCAGTAATTCAATCTCAAAAAACTGCTGGTTTGAGCATTATTGGAAGGAATCTTGGAGATGATCCCCATACAGCTTCATTCCTCACTCTTAGTGGTTATGAAACTAGAGCTGCCGGTTCATATATAGCATCCGGTAATACTGAATTCTTCTTTGGAAGACCTTACTTAGGAAGCAATAAAGTACAGATAGGTTATACATGTGATAATCGTTGCAACGGCGCTGGAAATAATCAAGAAAGATCCAGTTCGTTATGCAAGTCATTAGTAACCTTTTCGGTACTAAGTTCTGACGCTATTGACCCTAAACCATTAGTTGGTATAGGTACTACATCGCCTAATGAAACTTTAACAGTTGCCGGAACTTTATCTGCGGTATCTTTATCAGCAGGTAATATAACAGCTAGTAATGGAATAACCGGTGATATTGCTGGGTGTACTTCAATTACTGTTTGTAATGGCATTATAATAGCTGCATCTTAAATTATAGTTATTACTGATTAATGAAAAAAGAAGCTGGTTATAATTTTTTAGATACTACATATACAGGTACGTCAGCTAGCTATCTCTCTGGTATAGGAGATAATCTATACAATATAGATAAAATAATTACTGTTAGCGATACTGGAGTAGCTAAAACTACCCGCGAAGGTGAAACTATTTAGCGTTAAAAACTTCTATTAGTTTATTAATTACACCGCTAACGTCTGTTACATCAACTGTTTCTGACGTAGTTGTACTTTTAGACGATGTAGTTGTAGTAGTTTCTGCTTCATAATCACCATATATATCATCCATATCATCATCTATAGATAGATCTATTTCTTCTTCTACCTCATCTTCTACAATAGGATCTGTTATACTAGTAACTTGAGTTGTACCTATATCTGTTAATATAACGTTTAACAACTGTTTAGTATTTTGCTCTTCTTTTGATCTCCCTACAAAATCTATAATTTCAGCTTGTGTAAATTTGCCTTTTAAATCTCCTAAAGGATCCTTATATGAACCATAGCATAGATGAGCTAAGTATTGCTTTGTTATATCAGCCGCGTCTTTAATAAGATAATATGCACCTTTTTTAAGAATCTTTACACCAGTATCAGGTTTTTCAGATGCAATATTTGCTGCACGTAATAATTTACTTTGTCTTATTTCGCTATTACTAATGATTTTCTCTTCAAATGTCATAACTATATTTATATGTTATTCAAGAAAGATTCAAGATATAGGCAAGGCATCTATAAGCCGCTTAATAGAGAAAAGTTCTCTGGTAACCAGGATCCTATATATAGATCAAGTTGGGAATTAAAGTTTTTCAAGTGGGCAGATACAAATAAAAGAGTAGTTAGATGGGGAAGTGAAAATATTATTATACCATATGTTAGTCCTTTAGATAGAAAGGTACATAGATATTTTGTAGATAATTTTATAGTATTTTTAAATGCGGAAGGTAAGCCGAAAAAATATCTTATAGAAATTAAACCTAGTAAGTCCGTTAGTAAGCCAGTTGTAAACAATCGAAAGAAAAAACAGACTATGATCTATGAGCAAAAAACATGGATTATTAATCAAGCAAAATGGGAAGCTGCAAAAAAATGGGCAGATAAAAAGGATTATGAGTTTTTAATATTAACTGAGAAAGAACTTGGGCTCTAGTTAAACGGTAGAAAAAGACTACTTTTATAATAAATAATTATTGTATGGGATTAAATCTAATAGTTGAAACTCCGGCTCCTAAAGAAGAGTTCGAATATATCGTCGAAGAAGGTAATACCAAAGATAAAAAAAATCTTTATATTAAAGGCCCCTATATGATGGCTGAAGATGTAAATCGTAATAAAAGAATATATTCTCTTGATGAAATGAGAGAAGAAATCGGTAGGTATGATACCGACATGGTAAAGACTGGAAGAGCTATGGGAGAGTTAAACCACCCAACTACTGCAGATGTTGATCTAGAGAGAGCATGTCACATTGTTACCGAGATGTCTCAAGAAGGTAACGTCTTTTATGGTAAAAGTAAAGTACTTTCAACTCCTACAGGTCTTATAGTTAGATCACTTATTAATGATGGTGTAAGAGTTGGTATGAGCTCAAGAGCATTAGGTCAATTAATTCCAGAAAATAATAGAGAAGGTGTCAATAGAGTGAAAGATTTTAAACTTGTAGCAATCGATTGTGTAGCTGATCCTTCTTTTCCAAAAGCATTTGTAAACGGTATTTTAGAAAGTAAGCAGTATGTCGTTAATAAATATGGTCAATTTGAAGAAGCATATGATACATTTGAAAAAACTTTATCTAATATGCCGTTAAAAAATAGAGATGAATTTTTAAGAACAAACATGTTGAAATTTATTAAAAGCTTATAAATACTATTATGAGAGAAGCTGTTAAAACAAAGAAATCCATTACCCAATTTATTGATAAGATTATTAATAAAGATTATAAAGGTGCGCATTTAAACTTAACAAAAGCAATTAATGGAAAAATCAAGCAGCAAATGATAAATAATAATACAACCATATTTTAATTATGAATGATATAGCAAAAATTTTAAAAGAGGCAACAGACGGTCAGATCGATGAGACTGTTCTTGAAGCAATCGAAACAGCATTTGAAACACGTTTAGAAGAAAAGGCTAAATTACATGTAGATAAAGCGTTACTTGAACAAGACGAGTTATATACTAATAAGCTTGAGCAGCTTCTAGAAGCCCTTGATGTTGATCATACTAAGAAATTAAAGAAAGTGGTTGAAGCGGTAGATGCAGATAGAGCCAATAAGCTTAAGGCTGTTGTTGCAAAATATGAGAATGTATTAACAGAAGATGCTGATGCATTTAAGACACAATTAGTCGAATCTATTTCAGAATACCTAGATACCTTTTTACAAGAAACCGTCCCAGCAGAAGAAATCAAAGAAGCAGTTAAAAATAAGAAAGCAATTGCAGTTCTTGAAAATCTTCGTACACATTTAGCAGTTGATAGTGCTCTTGAGAAAGATAGCATTAAAGAAGCTGTTGCTGACGGAAAAAATCAAATAAATGAAGCTACTACAAAGCTTGAGTCTGCACTTCAAGAGAAGAGCGTTGTTGAAGAAGAACTTAATACACTTAAGGCAAATCTTCTGATATCAGAAAAAACAGCAAAACTCGATGAGAGAACATCAAAGTATGTTAAGAAAATGCTAGATGGAAAAGATCTAGAATATATTAACGAAAATTTCGATTATACTTTGAAGTTATTTCAGAAAAAAGAAGAGAGCAGACTCGAGGGCTTAAAAACAGAAGCACTGAATGAGTCTACAAAGGTAGACCACATTGTTGAGGAAAGTGTTGAAGCACCAGATGCTAACAATCCTTACATGTCAGAGCTTAGCAAATACTAATTTTTCGCAAATTACGTTTAGGTCATCCTGAGTTACCTAGCAATATCTTTATTGCTTTGGGGTCGAAATAAAACTACGAAAAGGAATTAACAATTATGAATCAATCAATCAGACCTACACAGGCTTATATTGATGAATCAAGAGCGGCGTCACTTTTAGAAAAGTGGGCTCCTGTATTGGATTACACTTCTAAATCAGTCGCACCTATCGAAGACAGTCACACTCGTTTAAACACAGCTATGCTTTTGGAAAACCAAGAGTCATGGTGCTTGAACGAAGCAGGACCTAATGAAGCTGGCGCAGGAAACTTTGCTGGCGCTGGAGGTTCTCTTGGTACTGGTAATACTACTGGCAGATTTGCTACTGGTACTCCAGGTACTGACCAATATGCACAAGGTGACTTCCGTCTACCGAAGATCTTGATTCCGATGATTAGACGTACATTCCCCGAGTTGATTACTAACGAGATCGTCGGTGTACAGCCTATGGCTGGACCTGTTGGATTAGCGTTTGCTCTTAGATACCGTTACTCTGGTGAAACACTAGGTTCTGGTACTGATGGCAAAACAACTGCTAATCTTGCAACTGGCGCTGTTTCTGGTACTAATGCCAACATTCCTGCTCAACAAGCTGCTGTGCTTGCACAAGCTGATGGACAAGAAGCTGGTTACCAATACCTAAACACTGCCTACACAGGTACATCAGCTGCATACCTCTCTGGTACAGAAGATAATGCTTATAACACAGATAAGCTTATTAAAGCTGACAGAGACCAAGGTGTCGCTGCTATTCTTAAGAACTTCGAAATTACTGGAAATATTCCATCATTTGAAGTATCTTTCGAGAAAACTGCAGTTGAAGCTGGCACACGTAGACTAGGTGCTCGCTGGTCAGTAGAACTTGAACAAGACCTTAAAAACATGAATGGTATTGATATCGATACTGAATTAACAAACGCTATGTCGTATGAAATTCAGGCCGAAATCGACCGTGAAATGCTTGTAAGAATGATTCAAGTTTCATTAAACGCTGGTCAAGGCGCTGGTTACTCTGTATGGAGCCCTGCTTCTGCAGACGGTCGTTGGTTAGTAGAACGTAACCGTGATTTCTACCAAAGATTAATTATCGAAGCGAACCGTATCGCTGTGAGAAACAGACGTGGAGCTGCAAACTTTATTGTTGCAACACCTCGCGTTTGTGCTATCCTTGAAATGCTCCCTGAATTCCAGTGGGTACCTGTTCAAGGCAATGTTAACACACAGCCTGTTGGAGTAGCTAAGATCGGTAATCTTGGTGGACGTTTCAATGTTTACCGTGACACAAGAACTGAAGGTGCAAATATCGATTCTGCAAATGCAGATAGACCTGAGTACGCTCTATTGGGCTACAAGGGACCTGAATTCTATGACACTGGTATCATCTACTGTCCTTACATTCCGGTTATGGTACAGCGTACCATTGGTCCTAATGACTTCGCACCTCGTGTTGGCTTGCTTACACGTTACGGAGTTGTTGACAACATCTTTGGCGCTAACCTCTACTACCACACTATTCTCGTTTCTGGTCTTGGGGTATCGTTTACGCCTGCTTCAAACAGCGTATACTTCTAATCCAATCAGTATTTGGGATACACTTAAGGCACAATCTGAAAAGATTGTGCCTTTTTTTGTTTATTATGGCTGCGAAGGCTGGGATCGAACCAGCGACCAAGTGATTAACAGTCACCTGCTCTACCGCTGAGCTACTTCGCATAAGATAAATTAATTATATCAATATTAAAAATAGAATTAATGATACAATAATTTGTATGGAAAATATGGAAATAACGATCTTATCGGCTTTTGTAAGATCAATATTTCGTTTATTATTCATTGATCGTTTCATAATTTTATTAAATGGTACCGAAGGCCGGACTCGAACCAGCACGCTCTTACGAGCAACAGATTTTAAGTCTGTAGTGTCTACCTATTCCACCACTCCGGCAGTCATATTATTGCTTAGATGTTTTAATATGAACTACTTCGGGGTCTACTAAACTACCGACGAATTCGTCAATTAGATCTTGATTCGACGCCCTTACAGGATTAATATCGATACCACCTCGGCGAGCATATAAGCACATAACTAACAATTGAGAAGGATCGAAAGCATCTTTTAATCTTTTATAAAAGCATTCACAAATCTCTTCATGAAAATGACATTCATCCCTATATGATACAACATACTTCTTAATACTATGAGCATCAATAGCAGTCTTAGATTTAATATAAATAAATACATCTCCCCAGTCAGGTTGAGAAGTTACACGACAGTTACTCTTAAGTAAACCAGAGTAAAAATATTGCTTTAATTCTCTTTTACGAGCTACACCTTCTAGTAATCCCGGATCTTCAGTATATTGAGTATACTCAAAATCTTTATCATCTTCTAAATGATCAACATTTATATACTGATCTATATCCCAAGCACCGTTAGGACTATTGTAAGTATTATTAACTCGAGCTCCATCTTGAAATCTTACTTGTACATTAGTTTCAAGTAAGTTACTTAAGTCTCTACTCGCAGTTTTTTCAAACGAACTAATAGCTACATCTCTTTCCGCAGCCATTCTAGTCATATTATACGAGTTAAAATATAATTTAATACTTTTACTTTCAACTATATACTTACTACTACAAGGGTATACACATTTTACTACCCCAGTTACAGGGCATCCGTTATCTAAAAGAAACGAACACTCATATGCATTCCATGTATCCGATCCCACGAAAGGTAAATCATCGTCAAATATATTCAAATATTCACGATTATTGCTCCGCGGCTCTTTTACTAATAAATCAGGATCATACTGACTCTTATATTGAGAAGTTTGACCCAGGTGCTTACTTATTCTACTATTATCTAATGTATTATTTGCCATAATTAAATTTTTTATTATCTATTGTTTTATAAATTGTTGCCATACGCTCTTCCATACTACCAGAAAGCCTTACGACAGGTATATTAAAATGATTAATAGCCTCTTCAAACAAATTAACTATTGTATCTCTAAATTCTTTATTAACGCTACGTTCACCATCATTTACTAAAGGTATTTCAGGTTCAGTATAAAATATAATATCTACCTTATCTATTAGTTTACTAAACAAGAAAGTAGCATAATCAGAAACTTCTTCACTTACCTTTTTAGTAAGATATTGATATGATGTATATACTAGACCATCTACTATACATCTATCCAATAATACATCTTTATTCTTATATTCAAGATAATTATATAAATGTCTATTAAGAATAGCTAATTGAGTTATATCGTCACCATCTTCATTAATAGTTAGATTATATTTTTTCTTTACGAAACGAGTAATCTCAGGTTCATAGTTAAATTTATTAAACCTTCCATCTTTCTTACACTCACTAAAGAGAGTAGACTTACCAGTACTTTGAGCTCCTGTAAAACTAATTATCATAAACTATACTCCTAAAACAACCTGTATTATATTCTATCATTTCTCTTTGATCATCATTAACTTTAGTATCAATAAGATCAGCTAACTTAATAGAAGGCTTATCTTTTAACCCTAGATTGCCATTATATCGTAGTTCCTTTAATCCAGCAACTACAGGATTAGAAGTATCGACAGATCTAATACTTGATATATCAGAATAATGTCTAAACTCAGTAGCCAATGAGCAGCCTAATAAATGATGAGGCTTTTGATTATTCCAAATACCCTCGCGTATAAAATCTCTTATAAGTCTTTGCCTACCCGTACTCCATCTTTCTAATTTTGTCTTACCTCTACCAGTAGCGATATAATAACTATAATCAAAACTAATTGCAATATAATCAGCATTATCAGACATATATCGATAACAATCAACTAATTCATCATAAGTCTTACCTTGTACGACGCCTATACGTAAACCAGGTAGATCAGGGTATTTTTTAACAAAATTATTAAAATCGAGCATCGTTTGATAACCATCTTCTAAAACATCTGGCACTATATAATATGTAGGTTTTAATTCTTCGACATACTTAGCAAACTTTTCAGAATCAAAAGCTGTACCTAATTCAAAAATACTATTATCGAGTAAAACTTCGCGTCCAAATAGTAATGAGTTTTTAAAGAAGTTATAATATTCAGGATGCGTTTCAAATAAATGAACTAGAGCATAATCATAATCATTATATTCCTTAGAGTCTTCTAAGATACTTATAGGGCTTTCATGAGATATTAACATACTCTTATTATAGTATATAAACATTAAATATCAAGTAAATAATTATATGATAGATAAAGAATGTAAAAAGATACCTATAGACGATCTTGCATCCAAGTTAAAAGGTGCTGTACCTTCTAATCTTTCAGGATTACCGACAATTCAAAAAGAATTTGATATTAAGCAAGCTTTTGATAATACTGCAGCTAAGATAGGAGAAATGGTTAGTAATGCTGTTGATAACTTTAAAAATATAGTTACTGGCGGTCTTCCAGAATTAAATTTACCTGAGATTGACCCTTCAAAAATATTTGATAAAATAGACAGCGGTTTAGAAAGTACATTAAGTGAGTTTAATTCAATTAAACAATCTTTACTATCCAAACGACTTGATACTGAATCATTATTAAATCAGCAATTAGATTGTATATCCTCTGATGTCTTAAAATCCGATGAAGTTGCATCATTAAATGGTAATCTTTTATCTGGTGTTTCAGCAGATATAAAAAATATATCTAATAATCAGCTTAGAGATTTTAATTTACCGAGCGTACCTGGTGTATCCGGCATAACAGGCAATAATTTGCAACAACAACTATCTGATCAAATAGCTAATTCTAATATAGAGCTTCAAAAAGCGCAAGCTTTAAAAGGTACAACATTTACAGAAACAGCTAATAGTCAATTAAACTCATTAAAGAATATAAAGATTAAAGTACCAAATACTCTTGATGCCAAGGCTGCAGCTTCCAAGGCATCCAGTGCATTAGAGCAAGCAACCGACGCTTTACAGCCTGCGGCTGAAAATTTTTCAAACCAAGTATCTTCTATTGGCGCATCAACTGGGGGAAGTGGCTACTAGTAAATTAACGTTTTTAATTTAAATATATATATGCAAGAAGAAAAGCACTATGGTAATTATCTTGGTATAGTTGTACAAAACAACGACCCCGATCAATATGGTAGAGTTAAAATATTTATTCCACATTTAACTCCTATAGTATACTCTAGCTGGTTTGATCAAGATAAAGACAGGGCTATACAGTCTATAATAGGTGGTAATATTAATGATGATAGTATGCCTATACTAAATGAACTTAAACAAATTTTACCATGGGCAGAATGTGCTGCTCCGTTAGTAGGGGAGTCAGCTACTGGTAGATTTAACGACTATTATAAGTTTGGTTCTGCATCAGAAAGTAATTTTTTATCGACTTTAGTAACTACTACCACAGGTCTTTCTACAACTAAAATTGGTAACTCACCCAGTTATCTTTATGATAAAGAAGTTAACATAAGTGATGCGTTTACTAGTGCTTCTGATAATATAAACAGACCCAACCCTTTATCTTATAACTATACTCCTAATAGCTATAATAATGCAGCTAAAGGAGCATTTGCTATACCAGCGGTAGGCTCACACATATGGGTATTTTTTAGAGAAGGTAATATTCAGTTTCCAGTATATTTTGCAGCAAGCTTTGGACAGCAAGATTGGCAAAGTGTTTTTCTATCAGCTGGCGATGTAGATTACCCCGGGACTTATGAAAATAGATCTAGTACTTTAACTGCAGTAGATACTAACGTATCGACTTATAGAAACAAATATGTTATTAATCAAAAAGGCGGAGCTTTAGAATTTGTTAATTCTGATTTAAATGAAAAAGTAAAACTATCTCATTATACAGGCTCTCATTTCGAGATGAATAATAAAGCTACAATTGAGCTAGCTACAGCTAATAAAAATACATTAATATTAAATGATGCCTATTCGACTACTAAAGGTTTTAAGAATGATTATACAGGTAAAAACTTAGATGAAATAGTTGAAAGAGACAAATATAAGAAAGTAGGCTCTTTAAATTTAGATAAATTTAAGGAATGGAAAGATAATGTAGCTCCCATACAAGAATTTAAACAATTATTTGAAATAAAACGAACTGGTAATAATAGCGTAGCTAACGCAGATGGGGTAACAGTTCTTAAGCGCAATAGTGAGTTACAAGAACAAGATGGTTCTTTTGTTAGTAATCCTGTTGTAGATGGTACACTTCAATATAGTACCTTAGCAGGTCAAACTATTGATTCACCCAGCAGTCTTGATGAAGACTATTCTAGTACAGTAACATCACCTGGAGATAATGGGCCTGGAGGTACATTAGATGGTACTGATGACGCAGCTGCAAATGCTAATCCAGCTGCACCTACAGAGCCTGAATTAAGTCCATCCACACAAGACGGTACCTGGGTTATAGATGAAAGAAAGGATCAGCTAAAAGAATTAGTAGAATCTAGTATTGAAGAACTCACAAAGATAGAACAAGATTTAGGAATCGGTGGAAGTGAAATAACCCAGATAACTAAAAATAAAGTTGAAACTATAGGTATGTTAATGAATGACTTTGGTAGTTATCGATTAGACCCTATAGGTAAATTAACCGGTAGTGAAGTGAAAGTTGATTCAACTTCTGTTTATTTAAACAAAGAAGGTTCGCCTATGTTAGAGTATACCCATGTACAGGATTTACCAGGCGGTACATCAACATTAAATGTTTCTAATAGATATAATGTTCTAGTTGGAGCTGGTGGATTAAATTTAAAATCATATGGGCCTACTAATATTACGGGTAGTATAACCAATATTACAGGTGAGCAAGTGAACATGGGATCAGATAATGAGATTAACATAGATGCTGAAGTAATTAATATTTCTGCTGATATATTAACTATGAGAAACAAACGTCAGAAACAAGTGCTGATAGATAGTAATTTAGGTATTCAAAAGAATGTAGTTATTGGAGGCGGGTTACATGTAGAAGGAGAGCTATTCTTGCAGCACGTAACTGCACCAAGAGAGTATCAACTAACTGAGCCTGTCGTATTATATGGCGAATTAGTATCAGGTAAACGTATTGGTACGGATGCAGATGGATCAGCGGTATCTGCATTCACGACTTCTAATTCAGTTAAGATATATTCTCATAGTCATGCATTTGCTAATTTACCGTTATCTTTAACTGATACCAATACTGGTCTTAGAACAGCTTCTAATTCTAGTGGTATTACATCTACATCAAGGGTAGTTGCAACTCGACGTGATAATTCCAGAAAATAATTTTTTATTCTCGATACAGGAACTAATTTGATTAAATATAATCAATGAAAAGTTCCCTTTCTTCAATTCAATCTTTTTTTGATGGGCTAAATTTTAGTACATTTCTGTTAGCTGCTCTTGGTGCTTTAGCCGCTCTCTGGCTTAATACTCAATACGTATCGCAAGAGGTTTATGCTAAGGATCAAGAAATTATACAATTAAAGTTAGAAAGCTTGGAGACTGAAACCCAAGCTTTACGTTTTATGGCGCAGTCTAATCAAACTGAAATTAGAGAACTTTTACCATTAGTTGAAAAAATTGAAACTTTAATAAGCAACTTTATTACACCAAGTGGTGATATTATACTTACAGAAAGTATGAAGGAAATGGAAGTTGATATAGCTGAAATAAAGAAAGATATTCAGTATATGAAACTTCGCTTATGGCCAGCCGAAGCTAAATAGACTATTTTTTATATCGGTAATAAACTATTATCATTACTATAACAAAAATACCGCTAAAGATATAGTTTAGACATAACCAATAGTCGAAGCCGAACTTTAAAATAGCATATCCTAATGCTGCTGCATATCCTATTATTGACATAAAGCATAGGCCTATACTAACATCTTCAACAGATTTTGTCTTTATAGATTTAATAATTTGCGGCCAGAAGCAGCCTATAAAACAGATATTATAAATAACACCTAATATATTTTCCATTATAAAAAGATTCCCACCAACCATCCCCAGTTTATAATTCGTACTCGCCTGCCAGTTTTATTTAAGAATTATACAGTATATTTTTTAATATACTCTTCCTTCTTTCGTCTAGGTACTGACACCTCGAGTACACCATATTCATACGTAAACTTAATTTTATTAAGATCGTATTCTTTACCAATAGAAAAACTTCTATTCATAGTCTGGGTCTCTTCACCGTCATTAGTTTTAACGGTACGTTTACCCTTGATATATACTTCACGTTGATCGGAATCAACATCAAGATCAAGGTTGTCTTTTTTACAGCCTGGAATATCAATTTGAATATTCAAGCCATCTTTTGTTGAAGCGAATCTTACGATATCGCCTGTTTTGTATACTTCTTCCAAGTTATGGAAGACCGGTGTTAAATTGAGCATGCCATTTAGGCTATCCTCAATGATTTTTAATGGGTTGTCTCCTCTGTATGTAGTTAGTCTAGTCATAGATAATTATTTATTATAGATTATTAATATTCAAAATCCAATTTCAAGTCGAAGTTTTTTCAAGGAATCTTTCCTTCAAATGATTAAATACTAGTCATGAACAAAATAACAACATTCATAACAGACGGTATTAAACCAATTATAGATTTAGGTCTTGGTTTAATTTCTATCAGCATTATTGCTGAAATATTATTCGGTACAGGAGCACTTTTTGGTGCAGATGTTATCGGAAATCTAACAAGTATAGTCTCCACTATTGGAGGTCAAAATGGATTGGTAGGGCTTATAGCTTTATTCATTCTAGTTGGATTACTTAAGAAAGATTAAAAAATCTTATCTATCTAATTCGCGTACGGATAGGTATTGAAAAAAGAGCCAGCACTCCTTTCGGGGTGCTG